TTGCAGTCTTTGCATAATTTCATGTTGGTTCCTTAGTTGATTGATGGCGTCTTCTGCACCATGACCCACAATAACACAATAATTCACACTTTGTAAATATTTAATCATTAATTGTTGTTCTTCTGACAATTTCCCACCTTTGGCTTTCTTCATCTCCACCCAAGTCATCCACGCAGGGATGAAAAGGTCAGGGACGCCAGGCACTACGCCCTCGACTTTTAGCTTTAGTGCCTGTGACTTAGAACGCAAACCGCCGTTCGGAATTGCAAAGATTAATGTATCCGGATAGGTCTGCCTGAACCACATGACTAGGCGGGCTTGTTCCATGTGTTCTGATACGCCCTTTAAATTAATAGCTACCATAATCGTTTCACCACTCTATAAAATTTGCCATCACGTTTGTACTCAATCATGCTTGGCGGGTTGGATTGATTCATCTGTTGCACTAGGTAATTTAATGGCGTTGTGGCTTCGTTAATGCCCGATAGCGTGGCGTCAGAGCGTTGCGCTATGTCGTGTAGCAATTGCATGGCTTTGTTGCCCGCATAGCCTTGATTTAGCACCGGCAGGTATTCTGTGATTGGTGGATCGGTCAGACCACCGTAATAAGTTAAAGCGATCATTTCATTGCCACTTGCGCGACTGACGTGCTTCCTCCAATGCCACTCACTCACCGGCATATCCACGCCCTCAAGCCCCATGATGTCGTCGTGGCGTAGGGTCAACTTCTTTTCTGGCGCCGGTGGAAATGGTGTGCCGCAATTGGGGCAGGTGTGGGCAGAGATGTGTACAAGTTCGTTGCATACATCACACACTTTGACGGGCGCTTCACCCTCGCCATCACCTTTCTTTTTGCTTGGCTGCACGTTGGTGATTGGCCCATGCATCTCGACCACCCCTGCGAAGTCGAGGACTAGGCAATGATCGGTGTGGCTTTTGGGGCGCATCCCACGCCCTGCCATTTGGACGTAGAGCGATGCGCTCATGGTCGGGCGCAACATGGCGATTAGATCAATGTCAGGATAATCAAAGCCGGTGGTTAGGACATTGGCGTTTGTCAGCGCACAAATACGCCCAGCCTTAAACTCGGTCAGAATTCTGTCACGCTCGGCTTTGGGTGTATCGCCCGTCACACACGCAGCCGTAACACCTTGGTTGATCAACTCTTGGCAAACGTGCTGCGCGTGTTTCACGCCTGCACAAAAGAATAGCCAGGCTTTGCGGGTCTGCGCCAACCTGATCACCTCGCGCACCACGGCAATGTTTTTGTCGGCGTTATCAACAGCAGCTTGCAACTCCGAGTCGATGTACTCGCCGCCACGTTTATGCACTCCGCTCACGTCTAAACGTTCTGTTGTTAATTTACTACGCAGGGTTGCCAAATATTTTTTATGCACCAACTCCTCAATGCTCACAGGATTGATCAGAACATCGAATAAAGCCGGTTTATCCGTGATTAAACCGTGTCCAAGGCGGTACGGCGTGGCGGTCAACCCTACGACCCTTAAATGTGGATTGATCGCTTGTAGGTCGTTTAAAAGCGTCCGATACCCACCCTCATCCTTGTGACTCACTAGGTGACACTCATCGATAATCACCAAATCAATGTGACCGAGCAGGGCTGCCTTGGTTCTGACAGATTGAATGCCGGCAAAGGTAATTGGTTCGCCAAGCTGGCGTTTGCCGATCCCCGCTGAGTAAATCCCAAGCGGTGCGCCTGGCCAATGCAAGCGCATCTTCTCAGCATTCTGCACAATCAATTCTTTGACGTGCGTCAGCATCAAGATGGTGGTTTCAGGCCACTCTTGCAGGGCGTTCTTGCAAAGCGCAGCCACAATGTGGCTCTTGCCAGAGCCGGTGGGCAGCACTAGGCAAGGGTTGCCGATCGGGTTGGCGCTAAACCAAGCGTAAAGTTGGTCGATGGCGCGTTGTTGGTAGTCACGGAGCATCGGCAATCCTTTTGCCAATCCAATGCATGACAGGCACAGCCATACTATTGCCTAATGCCTTGTAACGTGGCCCGTCTGGTGACTCTTCTTTCTTGCGCCATGGGATATTGGTGTAACCGTCAGGGAAGCCCTGCAAGCGCTCACACTCAACAGGCGTGAGTCTGCGTACTGCCATTGATGGCGGTATCAGCACAGAAGCGTGGGTTCTGCGGGTCAGCGTTTGATATACGCCACCAGTAGACGGTTGATGTTGGCTCATATTTGCTTCAAAGCCGATTGGCTGCGCCACAACATCACCAATAAACCCTGTTGTTTGATTTGCACCTACTGATAATGTGTCTGCCACTTCACAAGCGATAGGCTGCGCCACATAAGTCGTGGACTCATGCTTGTCGGCCTTACTTGCGCCAGAGCGTAGGCAGTGCGCTGTGTCAGGCAATTCACCAATCCCGTAAGGTATCGGCTGCGCCACCCCATGCACACAAGCCGTTGTCAACGTATGAGCAGGATCGCCAGGTTCACCCACTCCAACGCCTTGACGATTTATTTCATCATGCTTTTCAGGGTCACGCCCAGCATTGCGTAGGTCAAGCGGGATAGGCTGCGCTACCGCATGCCGATCACCTTTGGTCAAGGTGTTCATAGGATCGCCTGGTTGGCCAATGCCCAACCCATTGCCTTTGCCATCTTGTTTATTGCCGTGCTTACCTAAGTGGCGTGTTGCTTGGTCGTGGATTGGTATAGGCTGCGCGACGAACAACCCACATTCGCTGCCCGACGGTCCACCCGATCCTTTAGCCCATTTGCTAGTAACCGTGTCGGCGCACTCGGGGTCAGAGCCACCATATACAGGAATCATTGTTTCGGTTTCTGAATCGAAGCGTTGAGCAATGCCTCTTGTAATGCACTTGGCAACTTCTTGCCTCTTTTCTCTGCTCGGCGCAGGATGCCCTGACAAGCTGTGGCGCTCAAAAAGAACCGCTGCGGCACCGCGCCAGTCTCCAAGACATCCGACAACGAACACACGGCGGCGTCGCTGGGCCACTCCGAAGTACTGAGCGTCAAGAACTCGGTAGGCGAACCCATACCCGAGTTCCCCCAACCCTCGAAGAAAGGAGGCAAAATCTTGTCCTCCGTTACTGGATAACACGCCGGGGACGTTCTCCCAAACCAACCACTTGGGGCGATACTTGTTAGCAATGGCAAGATAGGTAAGCATGAGGTTGCCACGAGGATCCTCCAGTCCTTTTCTAAGTCCGGCGACGCTAAAGGATTGACAGGGAGTTCCTCCGACGAGAACATCGATAGCTGTTGAGTCATCAAGTTTCCATTCTTTAAATTTAGTCATATCGCCGAAGTTCGGCACATTAGGGTAGTGATGTGCAAGTACGGCTGATGGAAATGGTTCAATTTCGCTGAACCACTGCGGCGTCCAACCAAGCGAATCCCAAGCAACTGTAGCGGCCTCAATGCCTGAACATACTGATCCGTATCTCATCCCACCACCTTCGCACCAAATATTTCACGCGCCTCAGACACGAACTTGTCAGGCGCAGCACAGGCTTTAGGGTTTGCCACAATTTCACTACTTGTGAAAGTTTCCCAATCTTTCACGCCGTTCTTGATGTCGCCGTCTGGCGTCATCCAAATGACTTTGCCAGATTCAACCTTATGCTGCCACGGCACTAAGTCAGGGTGCAGGACGTGCGCCTCGCAACCCTGATTTTGGTTATCAAAATCAAGTGTCACGTCATACTCTGCACAATGCCATGTGCCGTCCTCACGCGCCGTGCTGTTGGTGCAGGTGCGGCAGTTCACTTCTTTAGTTAGTTTCGTCTTATGACAAAACTCATGCGCCGCGCAGAACCGGCACTCAAACCAAGTGGGGTCGGTGCTAATGGGAGGCGGCATACGGTCGGCTTTGACCAAGCGGTGGCCACGCTCTACCGCTTTTTGTGCCACGGCCTTGTCTAGCTTGACCCGCTCGGTGTAGATACGATCATCATCCTTGCAGATGGCGTAGTACAGCGCACGGTCAAGTTCTAGTCCAAGCATATAAGCTTGCATCTGAATGTAGTGTTGAGGCTTTGCTTTCTCAACTCCATTCTTTTCTAAATCATCAAACGATTTCTTGCCGTGCGTCTTAATCTCAAGCACATGACGCGCCTTGGGCGCTTCAGGCACCCCTGACTCAATCACCCCGTCTACGCTGCCACCAACGTGGCAACCGAAGTCAACACGGCTTTGATTGTCGCCCGTCTTTTGTACATTCAGCCCAATCGCGCGCAGGTCGGACACAACTTGTGCTTCTTCGTCTTGACCAC